TCAGCAAGGTCTGCGATACCTTTAGCTTGGTTCAGACGTCCTTCGAGAATCTCAGCTGTCTTCAATTCATCAAAGTAGTTGTCTTTGGCGAAATTAATTTTAATCAGACCACTGATTTCTTTCCAGTCCTCAAGAGTGAATGCACCTTTAAGGATCAGTTGTTTTTTAAGAATCTCCATGAATAGGTGAGAGAATCTAGAACGCAACCTAACGATAAATTTACTAAACTTTAATTCATCCCTTGTAATTTCAGTAGCGCGACCAACAGAAAATAAAGCATCTGAGTTCAAGCGGCTCACTGGAACGTTAAGGGATTGTAAGAATTTCTTTTGGAAGTAAAGAACATCATCCATTTGACCAAGATTTTGGCCTCCTGGTAGTGTTGTTACTTCTGTGCCACGACCACCTTCACGACGCGGTAACCAATAATCTTCCAGCATTGTCATGAATTTACGGTCATCTCTGACTTCGCCACTAGAAGCATCATAGATCAAGCGGTTTTTATGTTTGACCATAATATCACGGACGTATTGCTCGGCTTTCATTTTAGGTAGATTACCAACATCGATATACCAAATCCTGCGCTCAGGTGCTCTTGAAAGTCTGTAGATAACAAGTGCGTCTTCTAGAGTGCTTAACTGATTTAGCGTCTTAATAGCTTTATGAAGGTATGACAGAACCATTTTACCGTTATTATCTGTCAATCCAGAAACCACATGGACAATAGAATCTTTAGCAATTTTTAGGCCAGAAGCATTTGATGTACCAGTGCGTCCAGGTGCATGTTTGGAGCCGTCATCAAAACCTTTATCATTGAAAAGGTAATACTCGTTGGTTACTTTAGATATAGTTAAATCACCGGCTGCGCCAGATTGCGTACCCCTTTTCTTCTCGACCTCACGTACTTTTCTTATTTTTCTTGGGTCGATGAATCTGAGTTCTTTGATGCCTTCAGCTGGCTTCTTATCATCAATCACAACATGATAATAAAGACGACCATCAATGTACCAACGCCTAAAGATCTCGTATGCAAACTTATTGAAACTAATAACGTTCAGACAATTCTTGAACTCAGCCCGCATAACTGATTTGAGTTTTTCAGATATCTGCAACATATCGAGATTAAGTGTGACTAGGTTGGGGTCTTCGATGGAAATAGCTTCGTTTACGATTTCATCAACAGCGGAATCGCACTCGGGTATAAGGGACATCTGCCTGTATCTAGAAACTAATTCAGCTTCTGTTCTTACAGTACCGTCCAAATCGACATATGTACCATAAGCTCCACCTGCAGCAATTTCTAACGCGCCATCGTCTTGATCGACGGGTGGGGCGAAAGACTGCAACTCTGGCTTACCAGCCTTTTTCTTAAACTCGAAACCGAACAATTCAGCCATTTAAATCTCCAAATACCATAATATACGCATATATTTAGGAGGTCCATTGAGTGGACCTCCGCAACATATCAGACCTATGAAGGTCCGTTTACACCGTCTTGATCTGTCTGTGGTCCATATGTGTTAACACCACCAGCCTTCTTATCGGAAGACTCTACGCCTGGAACCCAGTAATCGTATTCGAAGTTGACGCTAAACTCTTCGATTGCATTTTGCTGATCCCAGCTAAGACCGATACTACCAACGTTTGTTGGGAAAGCACCAATCAACTGGTAAGAGCGCAATGTAGTACCATCTTTTCCGTATTGGACAATCTCTAAATCAGTTTTATATTCTTCAGAAGAAAGATTGGCATCGCGGACGTTAGAAACCATACGATTCAATGCATTGGACCATGTTTCGAACATAGAACGCACTGCAAAGTCTTCGTCGTTCATTACAGCAACAGACCAACTAGAGAAGTTACGGTCGCCAGCAACTTTGATGCGTCGGCCGAAATAAGGGATGTCGACAGCACCAACGTCGGAAGCAGGCATTTCAGTGGCACGGCAAACAAATCTAAACTTGTCAACAGAAACACTGTCGATACCGATACCACCTGGGACTGACATAAAGACGTTGAATAGGGATGGTCTAGCGCCCCCATACACTAGACCGTTTTCTTTGAAAGAACTAATATTAAAAGGCATTCTTTTTTCCTTTGTTTTTTTCTATATTATGTTTGATTATATTTATTAGTTCTTACCAACAACTTCTGAGAACTGCACCCCAGAGCCAACTGCAACAAAGTTCAACTGGATGAAGTTAATAGAACGTGCTGGCTTGATATAAATGTCACCAACAAACTGGTTAGCATCAATAACTTGAGCCGTGTTGTTCGATTCATCACAGATAATTTGGAAATCAGTAATACCACGACGCCCTTGGATGGTGCGTAGGTAAGGTGTTACCAAGCTCTTGAATTGTGATCTAGTGAACGCGTCATTGAATTCAAACAGTGAATATTTCGCGGCTTCAGAGATAGCTTTCTCCAACACAATAAACAATCTGCGAACGTTGATTCGGTCGAATGCAGAAGGTTTAGCTTGGAGGGTTTTATCGCCGAACAAAACAGTTCCTTGGCCTGGGAAAGTAACGACAGGGTTGATACCGTTTGGATACAACACATCACGCTCAGCTTTTCTAGGGTTGAATGCTAGTTTGACAGAGTTCTTAATGTTACCGCGGTTGAAACCAGCTGGAGACCACCATGCATCGTTTGTGCTGTCCGTCCGAACACACAAGCCAGCAATATCGCCATTGAGCGGAATCCAACGATAAATATCGTTATAACGATCGTATTGGTATTTGTAACCAGAATCAAGAACAGCGTAAGAACTATTATGAACTGCGCCTCTCCAGTTTTTCAAACTAAGAGCTTCTCTACCAGAGTTATTCAAAACTTTATCTAGATCGGGTGAGATTAGAGCAACACAATCTTTTCTGATGTTACAGATATTATCGATGATATAGTTGGCTAGTTGGTAGTTGGAGATTGTCTCGCCAGCAACAACTGTTGCACCGCCGATAGGCTTACCCTGCATAATCAAAGAAATATCGACATCTTCAGTTGACGCAAACATATCATACGCATCACCGAGGATACCGAGTGTTGCTGTGGATTCTGTTAAACCATCACTACCGAAACGCATAGACATCGAAGCAGGTGAAGTTGTGGTGGCAGAAGCGATATTCGTTGAAGTAGCAGAAGCAGCTAGAGTGCGGTCTGCAGCCCACCAAATATACTCGGAAGCGTCATTAATGACATCTTTGTAGTAATTACCAGAACCATCATTGTTCTTGGCATCAGTAGCTCTGGACACGTTCTTATATACTTCAAGAATCGTACCAGGAACGCCTGTGAAACCGCCATCTTCATCAGAAACGACAATATGTAGTTCATCATTAGCTGATGTGTTACCATTCAAACGAACATGATCGGATTGGGCTGGAGCAACATCAACAACGTTAAAGTATTCCCACTGTCGTTGGATATTATTGGCGTTATAATCTTCACGCAAACGATAAGGATCTTGGAAAGTCACCGTAAGTGTTGAAGTGTTAGAAGTAAAGGTATGATTACCAGTACCAACATCAGTAAGGTTTACAGCAGCGCCGAATGGAGTAGCTGAAACTGTGATGCCAGAGGTATTAGCTTCTTTGACATAGTATGTCGAGCCAGAAGTAAGTCCTGTGACAATAGTTGCGCTATTAGCGTAGATAACCGCATCGCCTGGAGTGAGTGTTAAAACACCGTTAGTGTGATTAGTAACAGCCAAGAAGTTAGTGGTTGTGTTTACGCCCGTATTCGGTACAACAAGATTTGCTGTTGTGTTAGAAGTAACAGCCTTAGATGTGACAAGCAGATACTGCTCACCAATGTCAGCGTTACCAGCAAGAATATAATCACCAAGAGTGATATTATTAGAGATTGTACCTAATGTTGCCGTATTAGATGATCCTAAAGCTTTAACAGTAGCTGTTGTTTCACCGATCCTAAAGCTAACTGCAGAACCAAACGAAGAGTTGCCAACTTCAACATTTGAACTAAATCCACTAGAGGTATCGCATACAGAAACCTTCAGAGAGTTGCCTAGCTCGCCAGGATAGCGGCCAACGTAAAGCACATCAAGATCGAAATTACCATCCTTAGATGTATATGTATTTTCGTTCTTAACAATTTGGTTTACTAGATTACCTACAACAGCGGAAGTATTAGCTGCATCTACAGCGCAAGCTGTGTATGTTGTATCAGGTCTTGCGAAATACAATAGTGTATTAGCGGACGAGTTAACTGATGCAGCAGCAGAAAGAATAACCGCTGTAGAGTTCAAAGAAACGATTGAAGGAGTGGTATCAACATTCAGGATTGTTGTGTTGCTTGACTGTGTCACATACATACCTACTTCAAGGCTTGTGGTTGTGCATGTGAATACGTTAGAGAATGTGGTGTCACCAGTATCTGTTGTGTTAGCATATACTTGAGGTGTTGTGCCAGTAGTCTTACCGGCTCGTGAAACGTAAAGGCGATTGCCGTACGCTAGGAAGTTAGCGGCTGTAAAGAATGTTTCTGGATTAGAGTTTGTTGGGTTACCGAAACGTTGTGCTAGAAGGTTTTCTGAATCGATCAGAACCCGTTCGCCGATCGGTCCCCACTTAAAAATGCCAGCAATAGCGCCATCAGAAGACGCCACTGAAGGCACTACTGTGGTTAGATCTACTTCTGAAAAATTCACGCCTGGACTTAGCTGAAATGCCATATCTATTATCTCCTTTGATGAGGATTTATTGTTAATGGGTATTTATTGACACATATAATGTATTTATTATAATGGAGTTCTTAGAAATCTTTCATATTCCACATCCATTCGTCTGGCGCATAGTTCTCATGGTAGCTGTCTATCTCAAGACCTTGATCTTCCCTGCCGTTCATTAAGAACCCAAATGGTGCTAGGTCTTGCTCCATATCATCAGCTGTCTTTTCTCTCAACGAACTAAGTGTGTTGATATCCGTGTGATCTTTAAAATATTGTTGGTCACTAAGCCAGGCAAATAAAACCAAACACATAACAAGGTCGTCGTGTTTACCAGGCTCGGCTTCGTATGAGTTTCTCTTTTTAGAAAATGTAGACAACTCGTTAATTGTGGTGAAATCGTTTACCACAAGCTGATTCTGTTCAATCAACAACTTCAACATAGAACACCCAATAGATTTTACAATCTTTGTGGTTCTTATACCTTTATCCGATTTCTTACTACCAAATCCAGAAGTAACACGTTTACCCCGACGACCGCCATTCTCAGTGAACAGCATATTATCATAACCGAAATCATAATGAATTGAGTGTGAAACTTGTTCACCAATATCGTTAATTTCGACCAAAACAAGCGCATTATTATAGTTCTTGGCAATGCGGTATATAACATCAGCATAGTCTATTGGTGTTAATGAGTTATTCCTAAACGTGCAGACTTGTTTGTACGGCATATTTGTTACATCTAGAACTTGGAAGGCTGAATAATCTAACCCTTTACCCCGCGAAACATCACACACCATAACATAAACGTGCTCTTTTTCTGGTTCTACGTATTGACTTAAACCATCCCGCTCTGTCAATGGGGATAAGTGCACCATCTCCTTTAGCTTCCAGCCAGAAATAAGAGTACCGGAAGAACCTAAGAACTGACAGTTCATCTCCTGATTGAACTTCTCGTGATCGAAGTTCATACCGGCGATGGTTTCTTCCTTCCAAGCCTCATCCCTCCCTGGGACGTCTTTCCAAGAGACTAATATATTAGCATACCCATTCCTACCTTCTATGGCGTTTTGCCATGTACTATAGAAGTGGTTCAGCCCGTTTGGTGTTGAAACAAGAACGATTTTAGAATCAGTACCGGACGAAATGGTAGGATAAACGGAAGTGAAGAACTCGTCCCAGTTTTCAATATGCGCAGCCTCATCGATGAAGAGGAGGTTGATTGTATAACCACGTATAGCAGAGGCTGATGTGGCCGCGGCGATAACACGGCTGTTATTCTCTAACTCGAACGAACCTTTATTCCATTCTTTAACGCCTTGTTGCAACCATCTTGGTAGATGTTGGTATGCAAGCTGCACTCTGCCGAGAATTTCTCTAGCTGTTTCGCCTTTGTTCGCCAGCAATGCAACTGTCTTGTCTGCTTGGAATATGATATACCACAAAATGAATGCACATGTCGTGGTGGACTTACCAGCCTGTCTTGCTGTAGTGACAATAGTGTATCTATTATCAACAAACTTCTTAATCATTTCTTCTTGGTATGGCCAAGGCTGGTAGGTCTGAAGACCCTCATTCAGCGTGATGATTTTCATGTATGTTTTGATAAAATAGAGAGGGTCTTCTGCACATTTGACCCATTCTTGGACCAAATCTTCGGTCCATTCAATCTGTTGATTGGCTCTCTTTAGAAGTACATTACCATTATAACCTTTGGTGTTATTAATTGTCTGGTTCATTATCTTCATTAATACCCTTCAACACTTTTTGTAACTCGGATGTAGAACCAACAAAAAGATTATTATTTATAGTCTTACCCGCAGAAGGCGAACGTTCAATGCCAGTTATATTAGACTTTTTTTCCTGTAAAGTCATAAGGTCTTTATTGGCGTGAAGCATAGTATTCATCAATGTCGCTAGAACCTCATACGCTCTTGGATGTTGTGAGCTTTCTGCGATTTGCGTCAATGTGTCAATAGCGCTCTGGCCGTCCATTATCACTTTATGGATATTAACACGAGCCGCATCGAAGTCCTCGGAAGCGGTGTCGTCAGACTCGTCCACGTCAATTACCTGCAGTTCTGTATTCCCTGTCTCTGGTTCTGATTCATCGTCTAACCCAAGGGATTCCCCAATAATATCTTTCATAACATTCAAAACTCAACTTTATAATTATTATATCAAATCGTCAGTGTCGTAAATCATTGTCACGAAACCGTAATCATCATCTTTTTCAATGGAAGTATAAGCGATAGTACCAGTTGTGTTATTGGGACCACCGTAATAATTGATGGCGGTGCCGTTCGCGTCTAATCCTGGCTGAACCGTGATCTTCTCAGAAACTGGAGCCACACCGATAGCATCTGCTATAGTACCAGTGGGTGTGTACATATTGATGTTAGCAAATTTAATTAATTTAGAAGTTTTAATAGGACCATAGAAGTAACCCTTTACTGTCAAGTCCAAAGTCCATATAATAGACCTTCTATCTTTAAAACTACCTTCGTATGTATCTGATAGGTCGATATTATCCATCACAATAGGAATGTCCATAGTGGCGCACATCTCAGGAATGAGGTGCACACTAGCTGTGAAATCAGGCGTGAAGAATGGCAGTATTTGTTCAATTATTTTAGTACCGTCTTCAGCGTTTTTGGCGTAAACATACACCCTGAACTTCAGATTATACGGCACTGGATTGAACTGTGATGCCGTGATGCTAGAGTTTGCGCAATCAGTTATACGAGTTTGTTTAACGTTGCCTAACTTCCTTGAAGAGTCGTAAGCAAGGTCAATCATCTCGAACGAAATAGCCGGTAGTGGAATAACCGCTGTATCTCGGTCGATATCAGAGTCTTGTGTTATACGCGCCAACATCTTATCTTTTGGAGCGTATGTGATAGGAACTTTAATCAGTGCAGTTTGAGCGCCGAAGTTAGTGTGACAATCAGTAGTGTCAACCACACCATCTGTCCTAGATATCTTGATATCGTTAAACAAAGTACCGACAAGGATCACATACTTCCTTATCAACCCGAAATAGAATGGAGAATTAAACATTTTTTACAGCGCTCCTTCAGAGAAAGGATCCATTTCCGAGAAATCGATAAACGTATCAGACTCTTGTTGAATTTCGTAATTATCAGAGTTAGGTATAATGTCTTCTATAGATGAGTTTTCCCTGACAATAATATTAGAGGATTCATCCGTGATAAATTTACCATTCTCATCCATAACAACCCAATCGAGTTGGTTAGTACTGAACACTTGTTGGATCGAATCAATTTCAGGTATCCCGGTATTGAATACTTCATGAGAATATTCGAATAATTCACAAGTCACTTCCCAAGTTTGCAAAGCGCCTAACTGGTAGAACATCTCGAACTTATTGACATAACGAACGATGAAGCTTTTGCCATTCAATGGGAAGTATATTATGTCGCCTTCATTGGGACGTGTCTGTGATGTGGTGGTACCCACATCCATGTCAAATACTCGCTGGGCCATCGAGAATATTACTTGGTCTCTGATCTCAACACCAAACTTAGACATAAAATCATTGTCGCCACTGAATCCGTCGATGGACTTAATGTACATTTCAATTTGATGCGCACTGTCGTAGCTAGAAATGTCATCTTCCCCATAAACATCATCATAATGATTTAATGTTCTCGGACAATAAAACATATCCTGTCCATAAATCCTTATGGATTCTATGATCAGATTCTCCAGGAGGTTTTGCTCCTGCGAAGCCGCAAAGTTGTTGAAGAAGACTGAAGTTGTCACGAGTGCGTTATCCGATCATATCTGTAACAGGGAGTGAATAAGTGTAGATCATCTCTTGTTCTAACTTTTCTCTCTCTTCAGTTGCTTCGTTATAAATCTGTTGGCCATTAAACGCAAGTCCGCCTGGCATACGCATTCCTTCAAACTTCTTGAGGTTAGTACCCCATTGTTGTTTGATCAAACAAGATGCATACCTGGCTAACCATCTATCTTTCCAAACATCGCTATACACATCAGGATCTACTATTTGATAGGCTTCAACAATCAAATATTCACCTACAGTCAATCGATCCCAATTCATATCCAAGTATATTCTATTGATGTGTCTGTTGTAACGCATCGGTTGCCTTCCAACAAGGATATGCTCCAAAAATTGGATATGTTGCATGGCCATAACATATGGAGTCATTTGTACTGATGTCAATGTATACAAATCATTCAATGCAATCTGATACCTGATATTAAAAAGATTATTAGTACCAAGGGCTGATCCAAGGTCGAAAATCTTAACAGCGCCGATGATATTCTCAGGAACTGTAATGTATTTGTTATCTTTATCGGCCTGTGAAACCTGATGTTTGTAATGAGTTTGTGACGCACCGTCAAAATGGTAATCCCAAAAATAACGCAGGGACTCATCGATACGATCACTAACTTGATCGTCATCCACATTAATTTCCACAACTGGTTTACCTAGTCTTCGCAAACAACTTTCCTGGAATTCACTACGTGTTGTTGGTTCAGCCATTTATTCAACTCCTGTTTAGTAGTATTTATATTCTAGTAGTTTTGCTCTACGCGATTGATTTTCTCTTGCCCTCTGGACCAAGAAGTAACACCAAGAACAGCACCCATAGCCAAATGATACAAACCACCGCCTTGGATGGTCAATGGCACCCACTGAACATAATCACCGCCTGTTGAATGAAAGAAAAACATTGTAGTAACAGGGGCGATAATAAAATCAAATAAACAAACAACCAAATACTGCCAAGCAACTAATGGTCTCCATTTAGTTTTTATCCAACTATCAGCTTCAACTTTTTCAACATTCTGAGAAGTGTGTTCCCTAGATATGTTTGTAAAGGTCACAGAAGGGTCTTGGTAGACGAACCCTTCGTTGTAGATGTAATCGTTACCTCTCATTTCGTATACTATCTATGACAAGCCTGAAAATGCATCCAGTCGAAGTTCCTCTCACCACCCAATGAATACCAACCTTCTTGTTTGAAACAATCAAGGAAATCCATACATTCGGGTCGGGCTAAGAAAGCTCGGTCAGACTTCCACTTCAGTTGGTTTCGGGCTGGGTCGATATCGATAGCACACCCCCATGAGTGTGTAGAGTAACGATCTCCGCCCCTGATCTTACGCACATTCAAACAACCACCAAACATGTTGAAACCATATTCTTCAATTTGCCTTTGTGAGTATGTGTTCTTTACGTTGGACAGTATAGCTTGTAATGAATCAGCTACTTTCTCGTGACAAGTAATACGTTTAACGCTTTTCTTTTTGTCCCAAGCTAAGTACATTTTATATGGAATTGCGATTGAAGTTTGGTTCTTACCAACACCACCATAAAACTTATTGAGCGAAGATGTGCCTTCCTTTGGCCAGACCTTATACCCTTTTTTAGTAATGGAAAGAAATGAACTTCTTGTGCCAGTGTTGGGGTTCTTAGATAATTGCTCTTGGAATGCATTCTTAGTATTCGGTCCAACTACTCCATCAGCCTCCAAACCATTCATCATCTGGAATCTTTTGATGGCTTTTTTTGTCTCTGGTCCTATAACACCATCAATACTACCAGCGTATAAATTCATATCACTCAGAAGCTGTTGGTGGTAAATATCGATACTATTTGTCATTTCTAATGATCCATTGTTTTTTTTTGGTTTAAAATATCTCTAGGTCTATTTATACGTTTTGGAACCAACAAATATTAGTAAATCTTGTACCTTCAGAGATGCGTTTAACGCCGTGGAAAGTGTTTCCACCGTGAAAAGAAACTAACTGACCTTT